CTCGTCGCCATAGGCCGATTCCAGTTCGGCGAGCGCGCCCAGCGTCAGACACAGCGTCCAGCGCCGGTCGCCGAACTCGACCTCGATCTCGCCGCGGTGCCGATTGGCCATGGCTCGCCTCAGGCGTCCGTGAACGTCGGCTCGCCGGCCGACTCGAGCGCCACATCAAAGGTGACCTCGCCGTCGTGCTGGCCGCCGAATTCCAGCGCGGTAATCTGGAACGGGCCCTCGATGGTGCCGAAGTCCGGAATGATCACCTGCCAGCGCCGGATGGTGGCGGAAAAGAACAGGCTGCGCATCGTCGCGTCCGACGCCGCGTCCTTGAAGATGCCGCTGCCGCGGATGTTCGCCGACTTGAGGCCGGCGCCTTCGAGCAGCTCGCGCCAGGCGCCGGCGGAGTCCTGATGGGTGATATCGACGCGTTCGGCGTTGAACGCCAGCGCGTGGCTGCGCAAGCCCGCCACCGTCTGGAATGCGCCAAGGCCATCGGTGTCGACCTTGAGCAGCAGGTCGCGCCCCTTCTGTGCCGTCATTGGTATCTCCTTGTGCGAAATCTCGAGGCTTGGCGCAGCTATTCGAGCGGCTCGGTCACAGCCCTCAGCCGCATCGTGCCGCGATAGACCTCGCCGTCGGGCTCGCGCTGCGCCGTCCAGAAGACGGTGCTCAGGTTCACCAGCCGGTAGCCCGAGAGCGGCGGGCTCGCGCCGTCGAGGATACGATCGACTTCGGCGATCAACTCCTGGACCTGCTTGCGCCCGCGGTAGCGCGACCACAGGTGGACGGTCACGGTGTGCTCGTGGCCGCGCGACGTCTGGGTGCTCCAGTCGCGGGTGTCGATGTCGCCGATGGTGATGTAGGGAAACGGCGCCTCGCGCGGCACGTCGTCGAACACCTGCTCGCCGCCCAGCGCCGTCACCAGGTTGGAATCGGCCAGCAGGGCGGCTCGCAGCCCCGTCTGCAAAGCCAGGGCAGGGCTTGTGGTCATGGGCCTGCTCCTTCAGGACGTCAGTGTTGACGCCGGCAGCGGCTTTTCCCGGCACAAACAGTCGGTCCAGTGCCGCCCGTCCTCGATCACCGAGCGGATCTCGAAGACGCGCGTGCCTTCGGTAAACCGCATGTTGCTCGCCAGCTGCTTGGTGCGCCTGATGCGGATGAGATGCGTGGCCTCGGAGGTGATCGCCTCGGCCCACTGGCGCTTGTCGCCCAGGCGGGAACGCACTTCTGCCCAGAGTTTCGCGACCGGCTGCCAGGTCACCGTGGTGCCCCCGACCCCATCGCTGACGACGAACGGAGCCTCCAGGGTGAGCCGCCGGTTGAGCTGTCCGATGGTGGTCACAGCCGGACCCTCCGATATGGCCGGAGCAGCGCCTGCACCGCCAGCGGCACTTGCACCGGGTTCCCGACTATGACGGACTCGCGATGCTCGTACCAATGGCCGATGAGCAGGAGCATGGCGTGGCGGATCGCGGCCGGAACATCGTCGCCGGCCGGCCCGTAGCCCGCGACATAGGTGACGGTCACCGCGTCCTCGCGCGCAAATGAGGCCGGCCACGCTTGGTCCACCTGCCGCGTGATGAAAGCCCCGAGCTCGTCGTCGAGCAGCGTGTAGACTGCGGGGTCGAGAGTCTGCTGCACGTTGGCGGCGTCGAAATAGACGATCGACTCGATCGACTGCACCGGGGCGAGCACCAGTCCGAACACCGCGCCGGAGGGAAACCGCGGGAATTTCTGCACCCAGGTCTGATTGACCAGGGCCCGCCCGAGCGTGCCCGACCAACCATCGAGATGAGCTGTCGTGGCGGCGATCAGCGAGGCGATCAGCGGGTCTTCCTCGTGGTGGTCGATGCGCAGGCGATCGCGCGCCTCCTGCAACGAGATCGGCTCGACCGCTGGTGCGACGGTCCGCACTGGCTTCAGCATGAATCCCCCTATCGCCGCGCCGGCGGCACGTTCATTCGGGTCGATGGCTCGACGCGCATCCTGAGGCGGCTCGTGATGGCGGGCACCGCCGCGCTGACGAACCCGCCGACCCTTGCGACCGCATCGGCTATGCCGACAAGCTCGGCCCGGATGCGGGCGAGACGTCGCGGCCGCGTAGCTGTTTCGGCCATCGCAATGATCTCGGACACCACCCGCACCACCGCTTCGGCAAGTGCCTCGATTATCGAGGCGGTCGTCTCAGTCAGGCCCACCGCCTCGGCCCGCAGCCGTGCCAGCGCCCGGGCGACCACGCCGGCCTCGGCAATCCCTTGCGTCTCGACCCGGTCCCGCGCCAGCGCCATCGCCCGCGCCCGCGCCCCGGTCAGACCCAGCGCCTCGCCGACGGCGCGCACCAACTCCGCGCCCGCCCCCACCAGGCCGGTGGAAACCCGCACGATGCGCTGCTCGGCATTGCCGCCGTCCACCCGCTCCGCGAACAGCAGCACCGAGCCCTCGGTCTCCCAGGCGATCCCCTGGCCACAACCAGGCATGGGCCCGGGCGTCCGCTGCACGCCGGTGAAGCCTGTCCCGTTCCACTCATAGAAGTCCGCGGTCGTATAGGTGTGATTGTTGTGGCGATTGGCGATGAACAGGTCGCCGAGCCACACCGCACCCTGATAAAGTTCGTCACTTTCGCCGGTGGCCAGATCCAGCGCGTAGTCGGCAACCTTGGTGAAGACGCCGCCCGAATATGAGTAGCGGGACACGTTCGGCCAGTCGTGGAACACGACCCAAAGCTCATCGCCCGCGCCGACGTCGTGCCATGTCGCGCCCTCGCCGTGGTGAGCCTCATCGAGCAGATGCGTCGCCTGGAGCACGAGGCTGGTGTTATATTCAAGGACCCATGATTTCGCCGGTGTATTGGGGAAGTTGTTCCCGCCGACCCACAGCGAGCCACCGTTTATGGCGATGGAGTTGACCTGGGTCAGGTCGGGGGGAACCGCGCCACGCCCGGCGCTGGTGACGAGGGTATAGACCCCGCTGCCGGCATCCCTGGTCCATTTGTAGAGGTTGGCGGTGTCGGTCGTGTAGTAGTGCGTGCCGTCGAACGCGACCCCTTGCATGTAAGTGCTCATGCCGAGGTCGGCGCTGCGATCGAGGATGGACATCTTCATGACCGGCATGACGTTGCTGGACGCCACGATCAGTTCATGGAGACTGGTCAGTTCTGCCGCGCTCGGCTCGCCGTTATAGACGACAACGAGACCGATATTGCCGTCGAATTTCTGCCCGCCGGCCTGGGCATCGCCGACCGAGAGCGGCGTCAGCGAGTTGGCGCCCAGGTTGCCTTCAAAGACGAGCATCCCGTCGATGTAGAACTTGCTGTTGGCCCCATTGTAGACGGTCGTGAGGATGTGGGACCAGTTGTCGTATTGCCCCATACTCTTGAACGTCCCGGCCCAGGTGGCGAAGCCTGGATTATTCGATGAATTCCTGCACGCCATATAGCCGCGACTGCCACCCGGGCGCCCGTCGGTGATGGCGTAGTGGTTTCCATCAGTCAGCACCCCGTCGCACTGTATCAAGGCCACGACGGTGTAGGGCTGCGTGAGCGTCGCCGGGGCCGTCGCGGTGCGCAGCACTTCGGCACGGGTGAACGTCATCCCGTCGAGGCCCCCGAAAGCCCCGACCGCATGCGCCGGACCCGTCGCATCGGGCACGATGTCCGGCAGGTTTCCGAGCCCGTCCGCGATTGCGGTGACTTCCGATCCCGATAGCGTGCGCGAGTTCGGATTGGTGACGTCGAAGAGGCCCAGCGCGGTCGCGTGGGTCGAAACTTCGTTGAGGATGTCCTGCCAGGCTGTCATGCCGGGGTCTCATGCGATTGCCCGCCCACCGGTGGCAGGCCCTGGGAGCCGGAGCCGCCCGTCCCGGACGAGCCTGCCCCGGCGGAAGCCGGGGATCCGGAATCCTCATCGACCCAACGCCGCTGAGCGAGGGCGCAGAACCTGCTCATCCAACCGCCTCAGGATCCGGTAAAGTCGTGGTTGACAAACACCTTGAGAGTGTCGTCGGCCGTCTTGGCGAAGGCCGCCGCGAAGGCGTAGCCGGTCAACAAAGGCTCGGCGACGCCCGGCGTGGCGTTGGTGATGATGCCGTGGCTGATCGCGGCGTGATTGAAGTCGGCTTTGGCGTAACTGGCCAGGAACGTCACGATATCCATCCCGGCTCCGGTGTTGTCGGCATCGCCATCGTTGGTCTTGGGGTAGCCGGCCGTATGCGCCTTCTCCGAACCCGCGATCTGGGTGAAGCTGTCGTCGGTCGCCGCCTTACCCGGCGTGCCGGCCGAGCACATGACGTGCACTCCGAAGGCGTTGGTCACCGCCTCGCCGGCGCCCTTCTGGGCATAGTGGATGTCACCCGCCGTGGTGACGATGTTGGAGGCCGGGATCAGCAGCCGCCCGTCGGCCCGCCCGAGCACGGCGAGCACGTTGCGGTGCCGCGGCACAAAGGCGTCGAATAGCGGCACGATGAGCGCAGCCGAGGTCTGGTAGACCCGGTGGGCGAAGCCCGGCACGGAATGACGGATCAGCATTCTTGTCAGTCCTTTCTGACGACGGGGAGGACGGTTTCGGCCACCGGCATCCGGCTGTTCGGCCCGGTCGCCCGCCCGGTGTGGCGCTGATGCCGGCGACCGGCCCAGTAGAGCAGGGCGAGGCACGCCACGGCGCCCCCGAGCGTGGCGATGACGAGTTTGATCATGTCGCTGTCTCCCCCTCCCCTCGCTGAGGAGGGGAGGGTTTGGGTGGGGGTTGACCTGGATCAGCTGGCGGCGAACTTCAGCAGCTTGATCGCCTCGAAGTTCTGCACCCCGCCGCCGACGCGCTTGGTGGTGTAGAACAGCACGTACGGCTTGGCCGAATACGGGTCGCGCAGGATGCGCACGCCGATCCGGTCGACGATCAGGTAGCCGCGGCGGAAGTCGCCGAACGCAACGGCGAAGGCGTCCGCGCCGATGTCCGGCATGTCCTCGGCTTCCGTGACGGGGAAGCCGATGAGGCTCGCCCGGCCGTCGGCCGTGGCGGCCGGCTGCCAGAGGTAATTGCCGTCGACATCCTTGAGCTTGCGGACCTCGGCCTGGGTCTTGCGGTTCATCACCCAGTTGGCGTTCTGCCGGTAGCCGGCCTTCAGCGTGTAGACGAGGTCGACCAGCACGTCGGATGCGTCGGATGCCGGAAACGCCCCGGCCGCGCCGGTGGCCACATAGCCGACA